CAGCGCAAGTTCTAATCCATTCCATAACCGCTTGTGTTGCAGATGGACCGATTGGGTCTCTAAACGTTACCGCTAATTCACCCCATGTAAAATTACCGGCAACATAAGTTTCAGTATTTAAGAAAGGAATTTTAACCGAGTTAATTGATAATTTAGGTCTTGACGTACTTTCAACGTACCATTCATTGATCCCCAATGATGAAGGAAATCTTAAAATCCATCTATTGTTACGTTTTGGTTCGTAAGGAATAGGCATTTTCATTAACAAATCAGCCATAATTTCTATTTTTTAATTTTATTTTATTATTTTATTATAAATATTAGTATTGTAAAAATATTTCTATTTACTTCAATTTTTTTAACGAATATATTTGCAATAGGCAATTAATATTTAATATAATCTTTTTTTGCCTCCTGCAGTTAAATAAGTTTTTAATATATTATCATCTTTTTTATCAAAATGCTTTTTCATACTTTCTATATTTCTTACATCATCATCTGAAAAACCAATAAATGGAGTAAAATAATTTCCTATTTTGTTTTTCATAAATGCCTTTTTCTGTAATTTGTGTGACATTCTTTTAACGTATCTAATAAATTCTTCCATTGCATCTATCTTACCTTGTTCTGGGTTAGTTGCAGACCCTTCTCCGAAGGAAACAGGGTGGAAACGACACATATCTAAATAAGACCTAATAAGTTCGTCGTTGGACATATCGTCTTCATCGGCAAGTTCTCTATATTTTTTTAAGTTTTTAACTAACTCCGTTGAATTTAATCCGTGTTTATTATTTTTAATTAACCTATAAACAGCTTCTTTTAATATTGATGGGGTGTGTCCTCTTGCAGTTACAATTGCAAAAATAGATCCTTTATTAACCGCTTCCACAAAATCAGACCAAGCAGGTCCAATTGGAGCCATCATTGAATCTTTTAAAAAGTTTTTATCTCCGGTTACTCGGAAATCCCTAAAGGGTTCTTCGTCAAAAGACACTATAGTATGTCCTTCATATTCAAAAGGTTCTTTACCAATGTCAGTTCTATATTCCGCAAAATCTTCGGTTGACATCCCAACACTATTACCTTCATCATCTTTAAGATAAATTTTTGTTGGCATAAACATAAGATTGTCGTCCCAATCAAATGCGTAATACTTCATTACCGGAGAATTACTATCATCCATCATCTCATTAAGGACTTTTCTAACAAGTTTTCTATAAATCATATAAATAAATATTCCGTAAAATAAAAAAGGTGGGAATCTATGTCCCACCTTTCCATTATTTAGTTTTTATCACACGTCTTCAAAAGAAGCTCCAGTTGGAGTAATGAAGAAAGTAATGTCAATAAACTCAAGTGATCTAGTAGGTTTAATATAAATTTTACCAACTAATTGATTTCTATCTAAATCTTCAGTGTCACTTGAAACAGTTACTCTAAAGTCATAAAGACCTCTGTCTCTTCTAATTGCATCCAAGATAGGATTAACCGCATTTAAGAAGTCTTGTCTTACTTGTTCGTCGTTTTGATCAAACAATAATCTTACGGATACCGCTGAAATCAATTTACGAGCTTGTAATAATAATCTTCTTACGTTGATTCTATCAAGAGCCGATTCTCTTACTTGTAGAGTTTTGTTACCCCAGATTACCGTACCTACATCTGCGAAAGTTGCAATTGGGTTAATTCTACCAACATAAAGAACATCTCTATCTTCTTGTGTTAATTTCTTACGAGCTTTAATTGAATTAACTAAACCTCTTGTGTAACCTGCTGATGCAAACCAAGGGAATGCAATGTTATCAGTTAACGCCAAGTTTCTTGTTACTTCAGATGTTGCCGGAATATAAATTTGAGTGTTATTAACACTATCTCTTGTTAATACCCAAGGGTAATAAGTGGCAGTGTAATTGGAATCAATTCCTGTTGTTTCCAAATTGTCAACAGCTTCTTGAGGGTAAAATAAGTTATCACCTTCAGTTGTTGATGCGACAAACATATTGTAGTCAGGAGTTGTTGTAATATACAATGAATCTGCTCTTTCGTTTTCAATCATATCAATTGTTGCCTCAACTAAATCTGAGTTATTAACATAATCAATTCCTGGAGAAACAAATACATTTATATTAACCGCTTCAGGATTGACAAATGTTCTAATACCTAACAAATAAGCGTAATAATCGGTATTTGCGTAATCAATAGTTCCATCACCGATACTAATTTGTTTGAAAGCTCCCCATCCTTTAGCGTCCGGGTATCTATCTGAAATACACGCTCCGTTAAGGAATCCTTGACGACCTAATACAAATCTATCACCGTTAGTTCTATATTCTCTATAGATATCCCACCCGTCAAATCCTCCATTAACAAGTAATGAGAATTTTCTTGAGAATAATCTATAATATGGACTAGTGACATTTGTCGGTTCAGAAGAGAAAGACGCATCACCCACATAATATTTAGGAGTTCCGCTTGTTGCAAAACCACTAGAGATTGTAATACCACTAGCAAATTGATCCATATGGAAACCTCTTGTTCTGTAATTAAACTCACTACTTTCTAAGTCACAAGTAGTTATAGGATTTCTTTTTCCTTTGTACTCAAAGAAACTTGTATCAAATCCAACACTATTTGAAATACCAAGATATGTTCTTCTTACGTTGTCACCAGAACTTCTAACTGAATCATCTGCTCCTGATGATAAACCAAATGGAGGGTTATAAACTACCTCACCTGGAAAATCATATTTAGTTTTATAAATTGGGAACGGTGGTTTTGCTCCCGCATATTCTCTAAAAGTATATCCCTCAAATCCACAAGGTATTGAGTCAACCGGAGCGTCCTCATTAATTTCAACCATTATGTATTTTGAATTCAATTCATATTCACCATCTAATGTTCCGATTTTTTTAGCTACAAAGTTATTTTGTGATGGATCCATAGAACAGTTAGTGTATTTCTCAAGAACAACTGGGTTTGAATCTACGTCATAATAATCCCTTACTAAAATATCAAATGTTCTGTTTGCAAATGACATATTAATAAATGATATCTTAACTTCAGAGTTTGCTGAATTACCATCAGATATTGTGTAGAACTTGAAAAGGTTAAATGTTTTAGTACCTCTTAATTCTGAAACAATCCAAGGAGAACTTGGTGATTGATATTTTTCTAAATACCACCCAATTGATGAGGTATCAGAACTTTGTGCTGAATCTAAAGCAATTAGTTCAGAACTTAATCCTCTAATAAATCCTTTTCTCCAACCATAATTTAAAAGTGATTGGAATCTTTCTTCTAAGAATAATGGTGTTGATTGTCTTGGTTTACCAAAGTTAGTACCACCAAAAACTTTTGCAATATATTGTGAATCAGATTGAGAGAAAGAACTTTCAAAAATAAAGTTAGTTCCTGAATCATTCGTTACATTAATTGCGAATGGTAAAAATGGGTTTTTAAGAACTCCCTCATATTGACCAGTCATATTTAAAGAAACGTTAGAAGTATTTGAAACTTCATATACCGGATTGTTTCCATCAGCATATGTTGCAATACCTCTTGATCTTAAAGTACCAACAACTAAATCATCAAAATCTGAATATGAATTACCTGTATAGTAATATAATTTAACAGTCAATGAACCCGAAAAACAATCTACATTTACTGGAGTTGGAGTTGGGGTTGGTGATGCAAAAGGAGTTGGTGTAATACAAGGATTAACCGATGATGGTGATGGAGTTGGGGTTGGGGTCAACGTAGTTGATGTTGTTGTAACCGGAATAATTTGAGTTAATTCGTCAACAAATGTGAAGAATGAAAATCCAGAATATAAACCTCCACCAGTATTATCAAATAAAGAGTAGTACCAAGGATCATTAAATGGTGATGTATAATCAGTTAATGTGCTAGAAACTGAAGGAACATCATATACATTTGTTGATGCGGTAAAAATAGGTGATAGAACATCATAATCATCTCCGTCTATAGTACCAAAATAACTAATTGTGTTTAGTTTAGTAGTATCAGGATCAACACTTGAAATTACACTATTAATTAAATCTTTAATGTTTGTTTCTATTGTTGAAACGGAACCGTCAAAACTTTCGTATTGTTCCGTTAAGATAGATTCAATCTCATTAGAAAATGAAGTTTCAAAAACAATTGTATCAATACCACTTGTACAACCGGTAAATGTAACCGAATAAGTGATTGCACTTGGAATAACACAAATTGTGTCACAAACATTACTTGGATCAGTCACAGAACTAAAACAAAGGAAATCAACCGTTGTTGGGTCAACATTCGCTTTTGTTGTAATAGACCAAGATGGTCCAGCGTCATAACCAGATAATCCAAGTATTCTTGTTACGAATAATTGATTTGATTGTTGTAAATAAGCTTTCGCTATATATGAAGCCTCATATTTGGGAATTTGTGTGTTAACAAATTTTTCAGGAGTTGTTCCACCGAAATATACTTGATACTCGTCAAAGTTTCTTACGAAGATAGGTTCAAATGCGGGACCTTTTAAAGTCTCCCCCGCAATACCAAGAGTTGTAACACCAACACTTTGGGCTACAAAACTTAAATCTACTTCAGAAGTATATACACCAGGTGATACAAATACTTTACTGTTAGTTGCCATAGGTTTTAATTTTTAAGTTTAAATTTTATTTTATATATTATAAATATTGTTATTTTAACCAAAAACTTTACTTAATTAAAAGTATTTATATCTTGGTATGATTTTTTTCTACCTTTTTTCTACCTATGGATAAAGAACCTAAAAAGATTAAAAATTTAAAGATATCAGTGGAATCTCACGAGATACTAAAAAAGTATTGTGATAAGAGAGGAATTAAAATGTATAGATTTTTAGAAAACTTGATCATTGAGAGGTGTAAGGAAAAAAAAGATATCTACGGTGAGAATTAAATTAACTCTTGAATAAAAATTATATCGGACTCTTTTGTGTTATCATCCTTTATAATAACCAACCTTAATTCATCTCCACTATTAATTTGTATTTCTGTTACGCTAGTCCCATAAAAATCATTATTAATAAAAACTTGGAATGAATCCACATTTTTATTATCGGATAATCTCAAATTTACCGTATAATCAAATTTTTGAACACTAACTAAATTACCAATAGGAAACATTGGGAAGTATGTTGTTGGGATTTGTGGTTCAGGTTTTTTTGGTTTTCTTTTTTTAATTTGAGTTTCGGTTTCATACATTTGAAATGTCCTGGTAATTGCAGGTTTTATCTCAAACTCATCCTCATCAATTAAAAACCCTTGTAAAATCATCTCATATTTTTGAATATAAACTTTTCTTTTCTCAAGATCCAAAACAGATTCATCGCTAATACTTCCTCTAATAATTGGAATATAATGTCCTTTAATAACTTGATATGCTTGTTTTGATGAAAACTTTGTAATAACATTTTGATTAAACTTATTTAATTCTCTCATTCTGTTACAAACAATAACAACAGTATATTTTATATCAACCGGGACTGGTTGTGGTATTTTATATATGTCCATTCCGTGTCTTTGTCCATCCCAAGTCGGTACTTTCGCATAAAAATATTGTCTTCTATTTGGAATTGTGTATGTGGTTATTGATGGATTATTACCATACTCAACTTCCGGAGTTCGTACAACGGCAATAAACGGAGGTTCAACATTCTTATCTATATTTTGAAAATCCCAAGTTTCTGTAAATTGAGCCCAATTTTGAGTGGTTACCAAAATATCAACCATAGGTACAGTTTTACCCTCAACAACACATTTTAATTCGTCACGGACAAAATCTAAAAAACCCCTATCTAAATCCGGGTGTAATAAAGATTTAGGAAGATATGTCCCGTCTTGAGAAATCATATCCGCAATTTCATGCCTTCTTGGAAGAAGTGTTTTCTTCTCAATTAAACTAATATCTTTTTTTATTTTCTTTGGTAATGGCATTTTTATAATCCTCTAAATTCATTAGGTCCAACTGGAGCCGCGATTATTGTTCTATAAAAAGGTTTGAATCCTTTATATGTATGTTTAATATCAGAAGTTACACGACCATCATTTACAACAGTGTAATATCTTACAAAACTTTCTGTATCATAATATCCAACATAATCACCAAACTGAATATCAATTTCTAAATCTTCTAAAGTTTTTAAATAAACTGACATTGTAATATTTCCAGGTTCAACTTGATCCATTTTTGTAGAACCAAGGAATTTATTTTCAGGTGTTGCAATTGCAACATAAGCATTAAACTCAACCGGTGGTAAAAACTTTATACCATCTGATACCGCTTCACCATAAACATCATCTGTTTTGGTTTTATATCTATCAACACGATATAAAACACAAGTGTA